TTAACATCGGAAAGAGTACAAGCGTAGAAATGACTGAAACGTCAAGCTATCAATCTTTCTCAACACCATTCTTAAAAGTTAGGGGTGGCAATTTAAGTTTGCCTTATGTAAATGCAAGGCAACAAACTAATGGCTATATTAGATTTGGAGATGACAATTTATATCCTCAACTGATTAATCAACTTTATTACACAAGTCCATTACACTCGTCAATTGTGGATTTTAAAACTAACGCAATTATTGGTGGCGGTTATGAGTTAAAGATTGATGAGAAAGCAAGTGCAATGGATAAAGTAGATGTTTATGCAATTGAAAGACGTTTGAATTTAAGACGTTCTTTGCAGTCAATTACTAAAGATGTACTTTTACATAACAGAAAATACTTTATTTTGCGTTTCAATTCACTTGGCGACTTGGTTGGAATTAAATCAATTGGTGCGGAGAAAGTAAGACGTGACAAAGATGGAGTTTATTACTCAATATGTGATGACTGGAGTTCTCAAATTGATATTAGACAGATTAAACGCTACCATAAAGAATGTACAGACGTAGAGCAGTTATATGTTTATGAGAATTTGCAAGTAGGTCAAGACGTTTATCCATTACCAAGCTATACAAGTGCGTTTAATTGGGCATTTTTAGATGGCGAAATGTCGTACTTACAAAAGTCAAACATCTTAAACTCAATCTTTCCTTCATTTGCTATGATGTTTCCAAAGAAACCACAAGGAGAGGAAGAAAAGAAAGCGATTAGAGACACAATAGAACGTGCAAAAGGTGCTCAAAATGCTGGAAAAGCAGTTGCGTTCTTTGCCAACAATAAAGACCAACTACCTACGATTGAAAGCATACCAACAAACAACTTAGATAACGTATTTCAAGTAACTACTGAAAGCATTGATAGTAAGATTTGCCAAGCACACACAATCGACCCAATTTTAATGGGTATTCGTGTAAGTGGAAAACTTGGTTCTGGTTCTGACATCAAACAAGCGTATGTAATATTTGAAAAAAATACAATCATTCCGATGCGTCAAGTAATTGAGGACATTGTAAACGAGATTTTAACTATTGCAAAAGTAAAAGCTGAACTTGTAATAAACAACTACCAAATCGTTAACGAAGCTATCGTTGAAATTGACGAGAAAATCTCAAACATATCAAACATTATTAATTCAGTTAATCCAGCTTTAGCTACTAAAATAATTGAAGCAATGACAACAGACGAATTAAGAGATTTAATAGGTTTAAAACCATCAACTGATACAACTACTGAACTATGATATATTTTATTACAGAGAACTATTTAAAAACACAAACACCGATAACGGCAAATTGTGATGTTAACGATATTGTGCCATACATTCGTACTCAATCGGATTTAAGAATACAGCCAATATTAGGTACGTATTTTTATAATGATATTTTAGCAAAGTACAACGCACAAACATTGTCAGCAAACGAGGAAATTCTTGTAACTTACATTCAACCAATTGTAGCGTGGCGAAGTGCTGAAGATGCGGTCTTTGGATTATCTTACCAGCTTAAAAATAAAGGTTTACAATTGCAGAATGGCGACTATTCAAATTCAGTTAGTCAAAATGAGGTTGCATTTGCACAAGACCACTACGGACAAAAGGCTTCTTTCTACGAGGCACGCTTGGTTAACTATTTGCATACTGAACAAGATTTATTTCCAAACTTCACAAGCGTATTAAATAGAGATAGCGATATTCGACCAACAAGAAACGCAGATAATGGTTACACCGATTCAATAATGGTTATATGATTCGATTGATCGCATCCAATTCTGCTATACTTTTAAAGGTTTTAATTTTATTCTTTGCACCAATTAAAGGCATTATAATTTTAGTTGCTTTTTCTACTATTTTAGATACTGCATTTGGTATTTGGAAAGCAAGTAAATTAAAAGAGAAAGTAAATAGTAAAACTTTTAGACACGGTTTTGTACCAAAACTATTTAGCTATGTTGGTGCGATTATGTTAGTTTATGCTTCGGATTTTTTTATAATAAACTACTTGACAAAAGAAGTTATATCAGTTGACTATTTATCTACTAAAGTAATTGCTTTAATGTTGATTTCAATTGAGGTAAAAAGTATGGATGAATCGTTTGAGAAGGTAAAAGGTTATTCTTTTATTACTAAAATTGTAAAGCTGATTATACAAGCAAAGAATGTAAAGAAAAAAATAACAGAATGAAAATAGATTTCAAGCACTTATTCTCAATGCTGATACTTTGGCTTATTGTTATTTATTTAGCTTTTTATATATCAGGATGTTCTGCAAAATGGCATATAAACCGAGCATATAAAAAAGGTGCAAAGTTAGAGCAAACAAGTGATACAATTCGCATCACATCAATTGATTCATTTAAGGTCGTTTTAAAGGACACTTTTTACTTCGAGAAGTATTTTACCACAAAAGACACAATCATTCAATACAAGCGTTTATACGTGCCTAAAACACGTCAAGAGATTAGAATAGAATATAAACTTAAACGAGATACGCTTAGACTTGAAAAAATTAAAGTTCGCAAAGAATATCGTGTTAAAACAAAACCATTTCCGTACACGCTTTTATTAATTGTTATTGGTTTAATTTGTATTACGATAATTAGCTTTATCTTTAAGCCAAAAATACTATGAATTTAAGTAGACACGTAACAATTCAAGAGTTTAGCTATTCGCCAACTGCAATTAAAAAAGGCATTAACAATGTGATGAACGCAACGCAAGTTAATAATGCTATTCAACTATGCGAGAATGTATTTGAGCCTATTAGAAAGCATTTAAACGTACCAATTAAAATAAGTAGTGGTTTTAGATGTGAGCAGTTGAATAAGTTAATAGGCGGTGCGTCTGGTAGTCAGCATTCAAAAGGAGAAGCATTTGATTTGGAATTAACAAATAGAAAATTGTTTGATTGGATTCTTAAAAACGTAGAATTTGACCAAGCTATCTATGAGTTTGGAAACGATGCACACGCAAATTGGTTTCACATATCTTATCGCAAAGGTAACAACCGAAAACAAGCGTTAAGAGCAATTATAATCGGTGGTAAAACACAATATATTCCTTACAAGCCACTTTGATAGTGGTTTTTTTATTTACTTAAATTTTATTTATGAGAAAGAGATTGTTTTTTGACATCGAAACATCGTTTAATATTGGTATTTTCTGGAGAAGTGGTTACAACTTAAACATACAACCAGACGATATTATAAAAGAGCGTGCAATAATTTGTGTGAGTTGGAAATGGGAAGGTAAAGACGAAGTACATAATTTAACGTGGGATGAAAACCAATGCGATAAGAAACTTTTAAAAGCGTTTATTAAAGAACTAAACAAAGCGGATGAAATAGTTGCTCACAATGGCGACAGATTCGACATAAAATGGTTGCGTACACGATGCTTGTTTCATCAATTAGATATGTTTCCACAATACCAAACAATAGACACGCTTAAACACGCTAAAAGCCAGTTCAATTTTAATTCAAATAAGTTAGATTATATTGCTAAATTTCTTGGAGTTGGTGCAAAGTTAAAACACGAAGGAATGGATATGTGGAAAGCAATCATTTTCAACAAAGATGCTGAAGCACTTAAACGAATGGTTGAGTACTGCGATATGGATGTTAAAGTACTTGAAAAAGTTTACGAAAGATTAGCACCATACACTAAACACAAAGTTAATTATGCAGTTTTAAGAGGTGGCGAAAAGTTTGAATGTCCGAATTGTGGCAAATTACCACACTATAAATATATGTACACAACCGCAGCAGGAACTATTCAACACCATATGCAATGTTCAGACCGAAAAGAATGTAATCGAAAATTCAAGTTTAATAACAAAACTTATATGGATTTTATTCAATTTAAGATGCGTAACAATTTAAAATAGTTATATTTGCACGAAATCTGCTTTTCTGTTTGCTGATTTTCATAGTTTTTTAGTTTAATTGTTAGAAGTGGGGAGAAATCTCCACTTTTTTTATGCTCTGAAACCTGCATAAACATTGGGGAACTAAAAATAATTTAAAAATAATTGTTAAAAAGTATTGCAGTTATAAACAAAGTACTTATATTTGTCAAACAAAACAATTAAAAAACAGAAATTATGAAAAAGGTAATTAAAATTAAAGGAATTTTTTCTAACTCTTTAACAAAAAGAGAAAAAAATTCAGCTTACGTTATGGTAAATGAATTAGGTCAATATGGTTATTTGCCAAATGAAAATAATCCTTATATGCCAGTTGGTGGTAAAAAAACTTTGTTGAGTGTTGAATCTATTTTAATATTTAAATAATGATACATAGATATAAAATAGAAAATCTAATTTTAGATTATTTACATAATGAAGATTTAAAAAGAATATCGTGTTTTGAACTTATGCAAGTAGTAATTGATTTATCAGAATTACAAGTTGAAAGTTATACTGATATTTATGATTA